CCGCAAATCTGATGATAATGGCCTCACTCATGCTGGCCTCCAATCCAGTAGCCAGCTTGAATCATAAAATGAGCCAAAGGGGAATCCCCTTCGATTCATTCAACTGCGGAATGACTCTAGAGCATCTCTCGCCGCATCGACCCCTGATTTCCATCTCCAAATAAATCTGCTGCCGGGGGCGCGCGCCCCCGTGCCATCGCCTTCATATTCCCGTCATGGTGCGATCATGACGAAACAAACCGCCATATCGCCGACCTACGCCAGACCGACCGCATCCGCTGCCGGTCTGGCGCTTGCCATGCAGGCAGAGGGTGCCGCTCCGGAATGGGTGCATCTGCTGCCGCGCGGCCCGGAGATCATCGGGCGTGACGGACGATACTGGCGGATGACATCGCCGGAGGCGGTGGTCGAGGCAACCCGTGGTTTCCTGCCGCTCGTCATCGACTACGAACATTCCACGGAAGCCCCGCCTGATGCGGATGGCGTTCCGGCTGCGGGCTGGATCGAAGACGTCGAGTTGCGGGAAGACGGCATCTGGGGTCGCGCATCATGGACGCCGAAAGGTGGCGAACGTGTTGCGAGCCGTGAATACCGCTTCCAGTCCCCGGTATTTTACTTTGATGGCAACAGCCTGGAAATTTTTGCGCTTGTCTCTCTGGCGCTCGTTCATCGCCCCAATCTTACTCTGACCGCGCTCAACCGGCGCGGCGACACTCAGGAGCAACCCATGAAATCCGTTCTCGTCGCCCTTGGGCTTGCCGAAACCGCATCTGAGGTCGAGGCCCTTACCGCCGTCAATGCTTTGAGGGATGATCGGCAGAGGGCGCTCAATGCTGCCGAGATGCCATCTCTGGAAAAGTTTGTGCCGCGCGCCCAGCATGATGAAACCGTCAGGGCGCTGAACGCGGCAAACGAGAAGATTGCGGCGCAGGAGAAGGCCAGCAATGAAGTCCGCGTCAACGAGCTGATCGACGGTGCGGTGGCTGCCGGCAAGGTTGCGCCTGCCGCTCGGGACAGTTTCATCTCTCTGGCACTCAATAATTTCGACGCCACCAAGGCGGCGATCGACGGCATGCCTGCGCTGATCCGTGAGGGTGAGGACCCGGCTCTGGCGGGGGCGGCTCCGGAGAAAGACACAAAGACTTTGACGGACGCCCAGAAGGCAACCTGCCGCCAGCTCGGGATATCCGAAGAGGATTACCGCAAGGCGATGGCGTAAGCGCCCGCCTTCCGCCTGACACGAAATATTTTTGAAAGACCGAACCAATGGAACGCAATACCCCCAAACGCCACAGCGGCAACCGGGTCTGCCTGCTGGCAGCCGGCGCGATCATCTATGCAGGGCGGCTTGTCGCACTCGAAGGCGGCTATGCCGTCGCCGGAAAATCGGCTCCGAACCTGATCGCGGTCGGCCGCGCGAATGCCACCGTCAACAACAGCGGCGGTTTCGCTGGTGCTACGCAGATCGAGGTCGAGGCCGGCGAGTTCCAGTGGGACAACAAGGCCGACGATCCCGTCACCCAGGCCGATGTCGGTAAGCCCTGTTACATCGTCGACAGCTCAACCGTGTCCAGGTCCGATGGGGGCGGAACGCGGTCGGAAGCCGGGATTGTCCGGGGCCTCGAAGGCGACGGCGTCTGGGTCGAAACCCTCTGAGATTTATCGCGGGGTGGCGCAGTGGTAGCGCGCGAGGCTCATAACCTCGATGTCGCGGGTTCAAATCCCGCCCCCGCAACCAACTTTTCAAGAACTGAAGGACCGCTCAAAAATGCTTATCAATCGTTCGAACATGCGAGACCTGCAGGTAGGCTTCAAGGCGGCCTTCCAATCCGGTTTTGCGGGTATCAAGCCCACCTATCTGCGCATCGCCACAGTGGTCCCGTCCACGACCGGGACAGAAGACTACGCGTGGCTGGGCGACTGGCCGAAGATGCGGGAATGGATCGGACAGCGCGTCGTAAAAAATCTGTCTGAATACGGGTATTCGCTTAAGAACAAGAAGTTTGAGAGTACAGTCGCAGTACCGCGCGACAAGATTTCCGATGACCAGCACGGTATCTATGCCCCGATGATGACAGAGATGGGTCGGTCCGCCGCTGCGCACCCGGATGAACTGGTGTGGAACCTGCTCACCAACGGCTTCGCCACCAAGTGCTATGACGGGCAGAGCTATTTCGACACCGATCATCCAGTCATCGATCCGAAGACAGGCAAGGCGGCATCGATTTCCAACATGCAGGCCGGTGCCGGTAAGGCGTGGTACCTGCTCGACACGACGCGCAGCCTCAAGCCCCTGATTTTCCAGGATCGCGAGAAGCCGGAATTCGTATCAAAGGACAACCCGGAAGACGAACGCGCGTTCGACCGCGACGAATTCACCTATGGTGTCCGCGCCCGCTATAACGCCGGGTTTGGTTTCTGGCAGATGGCGTTCGGTTCGAAGGCCGACCTGACGATCGAGAACCTGCTCGCTGCCCGCAAGGCGATGCGTGAGCTGACTTCCGACGAAGGGCACAAGCTCGGTATCAATCCTAACCTCTTGGTGGTCGGCATATCCAATAGCGACAAGGCTCGTGAAATCCTGCTCTCCGAGCGTCTCTCGAACGGCCAGACCAACGTCAATCGCAACCTCTTCGAAATTCTCGAAGTGCCGCTGCTCGACTGATTGACCTGTCCTTGATGTGTTGATGATTTGCACACCCGGTTTCCGGGTGGGCATCAAAAAGTGGAGAACCACTTGTGGCGAAGAAACCAACCAAACCTGCCGGCAATGATGCGGCTCCTGCTGGGGTTGTCGATCCTGCCTCTCCTGATGCCGGCGGTGTGGCTCCCGTTGCCCCGGCAACAGAAATCCCTGCCGCCGATATCCAGCTCGGCGCGACCACAACTGATCCCTCATCCGTGTCGGATCAGAAGGATCACTCTGGGTCGAAAATGCCGGAAGCGCAGGCCGATACGGCGAGGTCAGAGAAACCGTATATCCGGGTCGTTGCAACCGGACCCCGACGCCGAGCCGGACTGTCCTTCAGCCCGGTTCCGATCGACCTGAAATGGAGCGATCTCGGGGCGGACGATGACGCCCGCAAAGCGACCGAGAAGGCGCTGATTGCCGATCCCGAACTAGCCATTGCCTTCTACGATCACGAGGGCAAAGCCGACTGAATACCAAGGGAACCCGGCCAGCGCCTTGCCAGCGCTGGCAACGCTGGAGGAAGGCTCGCCCCGATGTCGCGGCTGTCGGGGCCTTGTGAGAGCAGGTCGCGTCGGCGGGGGTACCCAGTGCGAAGCCGGAACGGAGGGCAGGCTCCGTCTCCGGCACCTTTCCTCCCCTGTCCGCCAGCGGCGGACCAGCTGGCCGGCCCGGCGGTCGGCCATTTTTGCAGCGAGAGAGATCATGGGTTACGCGACACGTCAGGATATCGAGGCGCTTTACGGGGCCGCATGGCTGGAAACTCTCGTACCTGCCGATGTCGATATGGATGTTGCGGTGCAGCATGCGCTCGATCAGGCAACTGCCCTGATGGACGGTTACCTGATGGTGCGCTACTCCGTGCCGCTGCCCGTGATCCCGGAGCTCCTCAAAACCCTCGCCATCGATATCGCTTGCTGGAAACTGACCCCGAGCGCTGCCGGGTTGACCGACGAAATCAGCAATCGCGCCAGGATGGCCATTGCCACACTCAAGGATATCGCCGCTGGCAAGATGGTCGTTCCGGGGCTTGAGGATAGCGACGGCACCGGCGGGGCTCTGCCTGATGACGGGCAGGCCGGCGCTGCGTCCGATGGTGCGGCTTACTTTTCCAATCCCCGGCGGTTTCCGACAGGAGGCGGGTTGCTATGAGCTTTGCCCTGACTGTCAGGATTACCGGCTTTGACAGCGTCGAAACCATGCTGGCGCGGCTCAACCCGCTCGACAGCGGCACACTGCTGGAGGGGCTGGCCCGGCTGATCCAGCAACAAACCCGTCGCCGCATCGAGGAGGAAAAGACCGCTCCAGATGGCGGTGCATGGGAGGCGAATAAAGCTGGCACCTCGACGCTATACAAGAGCGGCACCCTGTCCCGGTCGATCGACTACGCCGTGCAGGGCGAGAGCGTGATCGTCGGTTCCGGCCTGATCTATGCCGGCGTTCATCAGGATGGCGCGACCATCCGGCCAAAATCAGCGCGTCGGTTGGTGTTCCGTCTCGGGAATGCGCTCATATTTGCAATGCAGGTCACGATCCGGGCACGCCCCTTCCTTGGCGTCTCATCCGCAAATGCCCAGGACATCATCGAAACGACCGTCGATTTCGTGCGCCGGAGGCTCGGGCTATGAGAGTGACGGAGCTTCTCGACGCCATCGCAGCCGCACTCAGAAACAGCAAGCTGTTCGCCGATGTCCGCGTTCATCTTGATCCCTACGATCTGGAAGATATCACCGTCGAGAGTTTTAAGCCTCCGGCAGCCCGCGTCCTGTTTACGGTGGGCAAGCCGATCCACCGCGCCAATGGTTCCATGGATCTCGACTGCACCGTGTCGCTGGCCATCATCACCAAGCGCGCCGGTCGGCCCGATCCGGCTTTCGCGAGCGCGGATGTCACCGCGCTTAACCTGACGCTGGCAACCTGCCAGATCGTCCAGAACGATCCCTATTTCGGGCTCGGCAAGCTGACAGCCGCGCAGGTTGATGGGTTTAAGGTTGCGGTTTCGGAAAAGGCCAACGAAAAAGGGCTGGCAATCACCGTCATCATATTTCACTCGACCCTGCTGACGGTCGTGGAGGAACGGGACGAGATCGGCGCGGAGATCGGCACCAAGCCCGGTCCGACGGTTGTATTGGAAGGCTTTGACGATGGCCTTTGATATCGTCGACGAAATCCGCTCACTCCAGAAGCAGATTGCGGGGCTGAAACACCAGCTCAACCGGCAGATCATACACGGCAAGGTTGCCGAAGTCCGGGGCGATCAGGTCCGGCTGGATATCGGCAGCGACGGCAAGCCGGTCATGGGGCCATGGACACGCATCGGCGGGCTGCCGTCCGGCGCGAATGGCGGCGGACACTCGCAATATGTGAAGCCTGGCATTGGCGAGCCGATGTTGCTGATTTCACCTGGTGGCAAGGTCGGCGAGCATTCCCGCGCCTTTTTCTTTGGTCCGGTCGGTGAGTTTCCCAGCGCCGGAGCCGCAGAGACGGACGGCTATGTCCATAAGGCCGGAGACGTCACCCAGACGATCAGGGATGGCGAGGCCACAACCACCGTCGGCGATCAGTCAATTTCCCAAAGCCGTGACGGCGGCACCGGCATCGATGCAGGCGACAAGCCCGTCAACATCAAAGGCGGGAAATTGCGCGTCGAACCGCCGGCAAAGTTTGAACAATCCGCCTCTTTTGGCGGCGGGGGTGAAGGCTCCGGAGTTCTGCACTGGAGCGGCAAGATCATTCTCGATGGCGACATCGAAGTGTCCGGGGGCGTGTACGGCCACCACATCGGACCACATTCAGAAAGGTAGCAACATGGCTTTCCCGAAGAAAAAATACGTCACCACTGACAGGGCCGGCTGGCATGTCGCGGGCCGGAAAATCCCACAGGATATCCGGGACGGCAAGCTTATTCCGAAGGTCGGGCACCCGCTCGAGCTGACGGAGCTTGAAGCCCGGCATGAAATCGCGGCCGGCACGATCGAGCCTGTCGAACAGGCTTCGAAGCGGTCTTCGAAGGGCGAGTGATCGGTATGAGGACGGGTATCGACGACAGGACGGGCGGGCTGTTGACGGGCTGGGATCATTGCGTCCAGTCGCTGCGGCTGATCCTGACGACGCGGGTCGGTACCCTGATCATGCGCCGTGATTTCGGCGGCGGGCTGGTCGAGTTGCAGGATCGCAATCCGTCTCCGCGCGAAATGATGGCGGCCTATACCCGCATCACCACGGCAATCCGCTTGTGGGAGCCGGGGTTTCGGCTGCAAAAGCTCGGCATTGTCCGGGCTGGCGCGGACGGCATCTACAGGCTGGATATGGTGGGCGTATTTTATCCGCGCGGGCATCTGGGAGACTACGCGGCATCGGAAACCCGCTCAACCGCCATACCGGGATATGCGCTACGCACCGGTGGCATCTCCTTTATCGACGGGGCAACGGCATGACACGATCGGCTTCCGCCAATCTCACCCTGTCGAACCTGCCATATCCCGACAGCCTGACGCCGCCGGAATTCGAAGAAATTCTGGCCGACCGCATGGCTTCGCTACAAGCACGGTTCGCAGCTGCCGGCATCCCCTACGATGTCAAAACACTGTTGACCGATCCGGCCGCAATCATCGAGCGCGAAGATGCGTATCGGGAACGGCTCGATCTGATCGCCATGATCTATCTGGCGAAAGGCCGCATGCTGGCTTTTGCGCAGGGCGCGGACATCGACCATATCGGCGCACTGTTCGGCCCGAAACGGTTCGTTATTGATCCGGGTGACCCGGATGCTGTCCCCGCAAAGCCAGCTATCTATGAGGATCAGGAAGAATTCCGCCTGCGCATTCAAGAAGCGCCAGAGGCGTATCCTTATGCCGGCCTCACCGGCGGCGCATATCGCCAGATTGCCCTTGAGGCGGGGAAAGGTGCGCTGAAGCATGTGCGGCCCCTGAGACGATGGGACAGCAAGGGGCATCCCGTCATCGACGTAATCCTGTTGCTCAGGCCCGGCAGTGATCTCGATACAGCGGCAACAGTGCTTGCCAATGTTCGTCATGCATTTGCTGACGACACGGCAACGCAGCTGACTGACATCATTTCGGTACGGTTGGCCCGTCAGATCGATTACCGTCTCGATGTCAGCCTCGAAGTCCCGCTCGGCCCCGACCCGGCATTGATCCGGCAGGCGGCGGCCGAGGGATTGGAAGCCATTACCTCCAGCCTGCATCTGATCGGGGAACGTCATCCGCTCGATGCCTTTTACGCGGCCGCCCGCGTCGGCAACGTCAAGAAGGTGCGGTTAAACATCGACGCCGATATCCTACCGGCCGCCGACGAGGTAGCAGCCTGCACCGGCATCGATGTCAAAACGGAGATCGTCGATGGCCGCTGATCTCCCAGCTGTTTCCCTGCAGCCAACAAACGCCTCGCCTTGGCGGCGCGAAGTCTCATTGGTCAACGCGGAACGGCGGCCGGTCGACATGTCGCTACTGGCGACAATCATGGACCCGTGGCGCTGCCCTGCCGACCTCCTGCCGTGGCTCGCCTGGGGCTTCTCGGTAGACCTGTGGAATGAGGCGTGGCCGGAACTGAAAAAGCGCTGGGTCATCGCCAATTCGATCCGGCTGCACAGGCTCAAAACGACGCCGGCCGGCATCCGTGAGCATGTGGCGCTGACCGGCGCAGAAGTCAGAAAGATCATCCGGCCACCGGCACGCGCCTACCTGCGCCCTGCCATGACCGAAGCGGCACGCATCGCATGGCTCGACAGCCTGCCGCAAATCCGCATTCGGCCTTTCGCTCTGCGCCAGACGGCCACTGGGCGATATTTCTGGAGCGGCCACTGTGAACGTTCGTTCTATGATGCCGGGTTCTTCCGTACCAGTCGGGGCAAAAGCATCTATGGCCGCAACGCATACTTCTATAGCGACGGCCGCGAAGCTCCGGCGCGCCTCGAAGAGGTGGCAGAACCCGGTCAATCACCGTTCGATCGCATTCACCTGACAGCGGCGGCGTCACCGGCGCGACGTTTCTGGGGCCTCGGCGTATGGCGACGGCTGACGTTGCGTAGGAGCGACGCCGATAGCCGGGTTCTGACGGTTCGTCTGGGCGATGTCGGCATGGTGACGACGCTGCCAAGCAGCCTGCAGCCGGTCGATATCCGGCCACAACGTATTGCAGAACATTATACCGCGCCGCGCGCCAAGGCGTTTTTCGGGACAGGACAGTTCCTGCGCCGCTTCCTGATCCGCAGCAATGCGGCACTGCATCTTTATGACCGTATCTCTCTCCTGTCCGGTCCTCTCGCCTTCGCCGGTGGCCGTGCCGTGAGTTTCTGGGGGCGCTGCCGCTTCGGCATACGCCCCTACACCAGTGAAATTACGATCGCAGTGCCTATGCGGCGCTGCCAGCGCGCCAAGAGCCGCTACTGGACAGGCCACTGGAAGCGGGCCGACATGGCTCCGCTTTATGACGCGATTTCCGCCGTCACCGTCTCAAAGGCGTTGCGCGATCGCATCCTGATCAACCCGACGACGCATCGCGTCATTCAACTCTCAGACCTGCCGCGTCTGGGCGAATTCAACCTGGGCGAATTGAAGAGGACCGCCTGACATGGAACGTAAGCGCATTTTTTATCCCGACATGGACGCCGATCCGGCCGATATGAACAGCCTGCAGGATTACGCCCAGCGGTCGTTCGACAACATCGTTGCCGACACCGTTACGGCGGAAGCCCGCTACGCTGCCTTCGGCACGGTGAAAAACGGGCCGACCACGATCCGCACCGCGCCCGGTCAGCTCTATTCCGGCGGCAAGGTCTATGTGCGCGAGGCCGAGTATACCAGGGATTTTGTCTCCTCCCTGCCGGTCGCCGGCAAGAAGATCGCGGCGATCGTCGTGTGGGGAACCGAGGAGGAAACCTCTCTCGCTGCCCGGGAGTTCCTGATCAACGAAGAAACGCTCGAAAGCGAACCGAAAACCGTTGCCATGGAGCGGGCACGCATCGCCAATATCAACGTGTCGATGGGGACGGAAGCGCCGGACCCGACGCCACCTTTGGTCAACGCTGGCCTGACGATCATCGCCTATGTGCTTCTCTCGCCGACCGGTATCGAAACCGTCACGATGAACCCCGATACGGCGTTGCCGCAGCTTGGCAAGATCGATACCCGCCTTGGCGAAGTAGAGGTATGGAAAGCCCGCGTCGATCCGCAGATTTCCACCATCAAGACGGACCTTGCCAAACTGGCCAACCAGACCAGCGGTACGGCTTCACAGGGAATGGTTCTGCGCATGGCCGCCGATATTGCCCGGTTGAAAGAAAAGGCCGGCCTGCCTGACAACCGGATTGATTATGGCGCCGACCATTTTCTTTCGACCGATGAAACCGATGTGAACAATCCGACGCTGCTTTGCCTTGTCGAGGAAGGTATCCGTTTCTCGGCGGAGGCCGAGCATATCGGCCAGTTGCAAGTCTTTGACAGTTATGATCCGCGCCACAAGATCGTGGGCGGTCTGATGCTGCCCGCCTATGACCGGGTTCTGCGCATGGAAGTCGGGCCGCGCACCGCCGAACTGTCGATCGCGCAATACCAGTATCAGACGCACGATCTCGTCCAGTTGATGCGGTCGCGTACCCGTATCCGCTACGGCACCCCATACACCGTATGCAGCAATTCCGAATGGTGGCAATCCGGCCAGTATGATCCGATCAGCGGCATCTTCACCCGCAATGGCGAAACCTTCAAGGCAGAGTGGGATGTCAATGCGGGCTGGGGCTTCAACGATGCCGCCGGCGGCCACTGGCCGATGCGCGTCCAGCAATATTGGGAGGATACCGTCGAGGAGCCCTATTGGGATCGGGTGACGATCGATCACAAGGTACAGGGCGCGCAGGTTTCCCAGACGTTCCTGAATGCCCAGGATGGTTGGCTCGACGCAATCGGCCTGACATTCACGCGGCTGGCAGCTGAAGGTGCGGTTCATGTGGCGATCGTCAATTGCCAGTCCGGCCAACCGGACCCGAAACAGGTCATTGCCTTCATCACTGTCGAGCGCGAGGCGTTGAGGCTGAACGACGAAACCCAGATCGCCATCCCGCCGACCTACCTGCAAGCGGGCAAGCGCTATGCCATCATGATCACGACGAATGCTGACCACTACCTTGCGATCACCGATGGCGGCAATTTCGCTCAAGGCACCCTGTTCATATCGACGGATGGCGCTTATCATCAGGGCGACCTGACCCGCGACATGTGCTTCTCGTTGCATTTCGCGCAGTTCAGACAGGCGCGCGTCGTCATCGACATGGCTCCGCTTGAACTGTCCGGCGGCATTGCGGCAATCGATATTCTGGCGGAGTGCATCGAGCCGGCATCTACCGAATTGCTGTATGAAGTGCAGGTCAATTCGGTATGGCACCCATTGCGCGCCGTGCCGCAATCCGCCCTGATCGGCCTGCCGCCGCTCCTGAAGCTGCGGGCAACCTTTGTCGGCACAAGCGACATGATGCCGGCAGTCCACCTGACGGGCTCGCAGGTCAAGCTATCGCGGCCGCGCACCAACTTCCTGCATTTCTCGACGCCGATGACATTGGCTGCACCGGCGAAGAACATCCAGATACAGACACGTCTGGAATATTTCGAGGCTGCCTATCATACCAGCGCCGCACGTATTCTGACGGGTGCGGGCTACGTGACGGCGACGACGCCGGTTGCCGTTTCCGATGTGGCGATCCCGGAGGAACGCGCCATCGCCCGCACCTATCTCTTCCAGCTATCGGAGGAGGTCGAGGATTTCGAACTGGAAATCGCAGGCACGACCACGACAGCGCTGAAGGTCTGGCACGTCGCGGAGCGCGTTCACATCGCGCTGCCGTCATAACCATCACCAGAACGGGAGACCGACATGGCCAAAACAGAAACCAAGACTGAAACAAAGCCCGCTTATGAAACGGGCAAATTCTACAAGGTCAAACTGGCGCGGGCCATTGAACCCGTGCCCGGTCTGATCTTGCGGCCGGGTAGTGAACTGCGCGTCGAGGGCGCGCTGCTTGAAAAAAACCGGGATGCGGTCCTGGAAGCCCGCGAAGATCGGGAGTAAGGGTTATGGCACTGCCACCCGAACTTGATCTCAAGGATCGCGAGCCCTTCACCAAGAGCAAATGGGACCGCGCCATGAATTATCTCATGGCGAAGTTTCGTATTCTTGACGGTCACGTCCCGGATTGGGTCCGGGCGGTCGACGAATTGCGGCTGATCGGCCTGCAGCGCATCGAGGAGGCGATCAAACCCGCATATGAGCGGGTTATGGCGCTGGCCTCATTCGGGTTTCTGTTGGCCAACAGCAAAACCCGCCTGACGTTGGCGATTGGCGATCGCCGAGTTTTCACGATTGACGACGATAACCAGCGGTCGCTCTTCACGCCGACCGCTTTCGTTACGGTCACGCGGCTGGCTGGTGTTGACTGGGCCATCTGCCGCGTCGAACATTACGATGCCGATACCGGTAACCTGACGGTTGTCGTAGAGGCGGCGCAGGTCAGTGCAGGTGTCCATGATGATTGGCAGATAACGGCCTCGGCCGGTTCGGTAGTAGCCGCCCTGGCATTGCTCGCCGACACCCGATCGGCACGGGATGCCGCGCTGGCGATCAAAAACGATACTGCTGCAATCAAGGTGTCAGCGGTACAGGACATCACCGTGTTGCGGGATGCTGCTCTGGCGGCAAAACTGGCTGCGGAGAAAGCGGCGGCGGATGCCAATGCCGCTGCTCTGCTGATAGAGGGCGGCCCGGTCGCGTCCATCAATGGCGAGACCGGTAATGTCATACTGACTCAAGACAGTATACCAAATCTAGTTGGAGATTTGGCAAGCAAAGCCGACAGACAGACAACCCTGACGGCACTGGCCGACCGATACACGAAGGCCACTACGGACGCGATGCTGAATGAGATAGTCGTGACAGTTGCCGATGCGCTGGACAAAAAACACGACATCGGCGCTGAAATACTCGACATGGGCAGCATTGTGCTCTCCGCACGGTCGGGCGCCATCACGGTCGCATATCCAGGCGGTCAGAGCGTCCAGATTCAGACTGACGGCAACATAAGCGGCCCCGTATGGGGCGGCTATCTGAGCAATTGGGTTGCGGCTCAGTGCGAGGCTGACCGCACGTGGACCTACAATAGCTTTGTGCAGGACGTTCGGTTGGCTGGCTGGTGGGAACAGGGTATAGGTGCCGGGATGTGGAACTACGCGCCTAGCGGAGCAGTCCTCACTGCAATCCATTGCGCAAGCCCCGTCGCAAATGGCGCGTCAATTTCGAATATTGGTGGCAGGTATCTACAGAAATGTATTGGTGGTGCTTGGTACACGGTCGCACAGGTATAATAGAACATGAACATCAAATCGTGGGGACGTTTCTTTAACGACACCCCGGAAGCAACTGGTGAAACCGCTATGCTGCTTCAAAACAATGTACTCTTCTCCAGAAACGAGGATGGCGTTGATTTCTATGCGCTGCAAAGGCAATTCGCCGCTGGTTCCGTGATAGCCAGCATTGATGACGATGGGCTGATCACGGGAGCTGGTTATTCCCCCGATGGCATGTTCCCGAGCAACGGGCTACGTCTCGTGGAGGTCTCCGGCCCGGACATGCCATCAACTTTGCAGGAGATCGTCGGCAAGGTCGTTGACCTTGAAAACCTCGCCCTTCTGCCGAAGCCGGTCAATCCTGTGCCATATTCCATTACTCCCACACAGGCCAAGCTGGCGCTGCATGATCGCGGATTGCTCGACGATGTCGAGGCGCTGGTGGCAAGCCACCCGTATCGCCCGGTGCAGATTTATTTCGACAATGCCACCGTCTGGGAGCGCAACAATCCCTATGTCGTCGGGTTGGGCTATGAACTCGGCCTGAGCGAAGACGACATGGACGCTCTGTTTATCGCTGCTGCCAGGAAATAACTCCAGACGGGGGCGCGCGCCCCCGTGCCGTCTTCGGGGCGGCTTCGATACACCTTCGAAGAGACTGACACGAAACTGCTCTTCGAAGGGACTTCGCCAATGGCGACCAGCGAATATTTTCACGGTACGCGCGTCTTCAAGACGGGCGAAGAACCGCGCCCGATCTCGACGCTCGAATATTCGACTATCGGTGCGATCGTCGTTGCGCCGGAAGCCGACCCGGATGTGTTTCCGGAGCACGAGCCGATCACGATATTCAGCTCGGATGCCGCCACGGTCACGGCGCTCGGCACCGGCGGAAACGTGGCCGAGGTTTTCGATGCCATCAACGATCAGCGTAGCGAGGAATTCACCGCCGCCGAGATCGTCGTTGTCCGCGTCCCCGAAGGTACCGGAACAACTCCGCAGGAAAAACTCGAAAAGACGATCGCCAATATCGTCGGCTCGGGGTCCAACTATTCCGGCGTCCATGCTTTCCTGCATGCAAAATCACGTCCCAAGATACTGATTGCGCCGGGTTATACATCGCAACGCCTGGGCGACATGAAAAACCCGGTCATGGCCGAACTGGACGCCATCAGCCGCCGGCTGCGGGCGATCAAAATCGGCGACGCTCCGGCAGCTTCGAAAGAGGCAGCCGTCGAATACCAGGAGGATTTCCCAGACGATCCGCGCGCCTATCTCATTACGCCCGGCGTCATGGTATCAGGTCCGGACGGCCTGCCGGTGATGCAGCCGGCTTCCGGCCGTGTCGCCGGCCTGTTCGTGCGCCGGGACAAGGCGAATATGGGGCCGCATTGCAGCCCGTCCAATCAGGCAATCGGCGGCGTTGTCGGTGTATCCCGCCCGATCGCCTATTATGACGGCGAACCCGATTGCGAGGCCAACTGGCTCAACCAGCATCGGTTGGCCACCATCATCGACAATTCGATCCTTTGGGGCAACGAGACCTGCGCCGTCGATCCTCTCGATCGGTTCATCAACGTCGTCCGTGCACAGGATGCGATCGATGAGGCGGTGGCTAAAGCCTATCGCTGGGCTATCGCCAAGAACAACAGCGTTCCGCTGGCCGTTGCAATCATCGAAAGCCTCGACGATTTCCTCTCGGACGTTATCAATGCCGGCTGGATCATCGACGGCCGGGTGTGGTTTGAGCGGGCATTGAATTCCAATGCCAATCTCGCATCCGGCATTCTGCGGCTCGAATACGACCGCGAGCCCTATGCCCCATTGCAGGATCTCCAGTTCGGTGCCCGACGGAATGTCGGCTACTACGAGCAGGTTGCGGAAGGCATCACCCGCGCAGTCGAGCAGATCAACGCGTCCAGAACCCGCGTGACCTACGGCATCAACACCGACCTCACCGGCACCATTTAAGGATCACGATCGTGGCAAATCTCAACCTTCTGCTCATCCGGGGCCGCAATATCATCGCGGAGGGGCAAAATCTCGGCAACGTTCTGGAGAGCGCCAAGCTCCCGCTCAATCAGGACGC